TCGCGCTCTGACTCCCTGCATCGTTATGAATCACTGCCCCGATCGGGTTGTGTCCGCGATTTCCTGCGACTCCGTTAAAAATACTCATATGTGCTCCTTTCTTCCGGTTTTGCACCGGTGCAAAAAGAGGACGATCACTCGCCCTCTGGTTTATCTTCATTTTCTGTTTTTTCCGGATCAACATCCGTTACTGTTTCAATTTTCTTCTTTATATATTTAAGTACCGGGGCAAGAACAGGAATCGTCACACCGATTGCTTCACAATTTTCTGTTATACTGATCAACTCATTAATCACGAGCCAGCTCGCTACAATCGCCGCAAATAACAATGGAAATTTCATCTCGATATGTAGCGTTCCGGTTACATAAGAAATCATGCAATCAATGCCAAATCCAACAAATATAAGAATATACATCGTTACTTTCTTGTATATCCCATTGATAGATATTTCACTTGTTATTTTTTCACCTCGGATTTTCGCAGCCCGCAGACCAGTGAAATAATCAATCAGATTACATGGAATCAACAATGCCAGCGGTACCGCCAGAATCCCAAAGAAACTAAAAAAAGCGCCGACAATCGCGCTAATCACATACTTCACATTTTCCATTTTTCTCATAAACCTCACTTTCCTTCCTTTTTCAGTGCTTCCTCAACCTTGGCTTTCCACAGATCCGGTACATCCTCAATCTTGATCACGCCGTCTTTGATTTTCATCACATAAAATTTTACCATTACGCCTCACCTCCGACCATTCCGGCAAGTTCCATGATCGCCCCATCCTGAATCTCCTGACTTGCATTCGTCTCCTCCTGCTGCCGCTGAAGCTGCTCGATCGCCAGCTCTATTTCTGTCTTTTGCCGGATGCCAAAGGTGGCATGGATCTTTCCATCCTCCGCAATGTCCACCGCAGAGAACAGCGGGGATTCCAGTTTCATGTTCCGGTACTCTCCGGTCACAGTTTCATCCGTCTTAAACTGCACCTCATCCAGATTCCCGGATTCTTTCAGTACTTCGGCAATTACCCCAAGCGCCACCCAGTCATTGGCAACCGCGGTGATCGCATTCAGCGACGCTCCATTCATAATCTCCAGTTCTGTTTTGTCTTTTACAATCATTTTTTCCATTCTGATTCTCCTCCTTTTATTGAATGAAAGTTAAAATAAAAACACCCTTTCGGATGTGTTTATACTGGTGTGATAGACTTCCAGCCGGTCCACTTCCCAGTATTATAAAATGCAAAATGTTGTCTTCCTTGCATTGGATAAAACTCAGTCATGCGAACAAACACATGACTATTTCCAAACCATAAAACTTCTCTGTACCCAATTACTACCCCCGATTTCGGCATTGCATCCGGAATGGCTTTCCACTGAGCTCTGTCGGAATCATCAAAAACGAAAAAAGAATTTTTATTTTCAGTTCCGTATTTGTTTTTTAAATTAACACACATAAAATCTCGGTTAAATGTTAATCCGCTTTGGCTTTGATCTGGTGTTATTCCGGAAAACATCATTTTACCATTTAACACAGCAACATCCGCTTTCACACCCTCAATTTTTTCATCCAGTGTCTTCCCCTGTGTTGCTGCAAGAGGAAGCGTTGCATCCGTCCCAAGAAGATTGTTTACCGGATCCACAAATACATGTGGCTTCAAGTCCGCGCAGTATTTCGCCAGCTTCCCAAATGCAACCGCAAGGGAATCCCCCGACTCAACGCCGGCACGTTCCGCCGCCATCTCAAATGTAACAGTCTTTTGGGATATGTCCGTATCATTTTCCAGTGTTTCAATTCGCTTTTTTGCTTTTGCGACTTCCTTTACCACATCTCTTACGTTTTCCACATACGGAGTCTCGTTTTCTCCCTCAACAAGCATAATGTCCCAGAACGTAGCGGAATCACCAATTTGAGAGTTCTGATTTCCACAATAGAAATTAAATGAAATTGCATCATACGCTCCACTATCAAAATAACAAAATCCATTCAGTGTATTGGTATCCGTATTAACGAGTGTTGTATAATTACTCCCTTTTCTTCCTAAAACACCTATACCCCCACCAATATTACCTGTTCGTGTAGATTTCCATGAAACTGTATATTTCGTATTTTGTTTTAAATTTTTCAGCTCAAAATATGCATATTGAGCAGTTGATATATCGACGCTTTCTATTGTTAATATTCCGTCTTGATAACTTCCAGTACATTTCGTAAATTTAAATTTTCCATCTAACTTCGGTATCCAATTCACCGCCGCCATCTCTTCAATCTTTTTGCTACTGTACGTCTTGTTTTCTGAAACCACATTATCATCGATTCCGATGTTTCCTTTTAATTCCTCTACCGCTCTCCTCGCTTCTTCCGCTGCATTATTGGCAGCGTCGGCAGCATGACCGGCTGAATCCGCCGCGGTGTCTGCCCGCTCCGCCGACCGCTTCGCCTCTTCTGTTGCTTCTCCCACTTCCATCAGCTTAACCTGTGACTGCGCGATCAGCGCTTCCAGCAGATCTTTTCCCTCTTCATCCGGGATTCCGGATAGATCAACCTCAAGCCCCTCCAGCACTTCCGCCGATGCAAGGGTCGTATTCCACTCGTTACTAATTTCTGCATTATCACCAATCCGTACCGCGCAAACAATGAACTTTACGGATCCTTTATACGCCACGGCTTTCCGGCTTAAAAGCCAGCTGAACGTGATAAACTCGTTCTCCACCGTTAAATCATCTACGGGATAAGAATCTTTCTGACTGTTGGCGTTCTGGTAGTTGATCCGTAACCCCAGCGTTGCCAGATCGATTTTATCCCCCACGATCCGCGGAGCACGGAAATAAACCCGCTCTGAATCCTCATCACTCTCTACACCAAGAATCTTATAAGTTTCCGGTACTGTGATCTTTCTTGTCTCTGCATCAATTTCGCAGAAGACCGTATTGTCTTCTTTCGTCTTTTCCGCATCCTCCATCATCGCAAATGCTTCCTCTACCGTCATGTCAGCCCTCCTGATCCAGTGCGCATACCCTTGTTGTGATCACTACATTTTCTTTCATCCCAGCTACCTTGATATAGATTCTCCGTCCATCCGTCACTGCGTCTGGGATATGGCATACATCTCCGGTTATAGGAACTGCATACTCTTTCTTAAACCCATATCCATCGGAAAACACTGCTACTTTCTTCATTTTCTGCCATCCATCCGAAAAAGAGAACCTGCACTGCAGATACCCTTTTGAGCCACGCACGATCGCTCCGTTCTGCTCCAGCCGGATTTCTTGTCCATCCACATAGATCTTGATTTCTTTTTTCATGCCGACCTCCTACTTATTTTACAAATGTAATCACCCCGTGCATTGCACATTTTCCAAAGCTGATTGTCGTACTCTTTTCATTTCGCATCGAAACGACTCCATTCGTATCGATTGTGAAATATAAACCATCTATCGCAGGAACCGGGACCTGAACTTTCGTTTTGGGACGGTGCCCTGCTGGAAGAGTCCCGAAATTGCGCTGCGTATATGCTGCCAAGCTATCGCCAACATTTGTTCCATTGAAATAAACAGATTCCACATACATACTGCTGTACGCCGTAGCTGTAACGCCGTAAGCACTTCCGATCCCAATGGGAGAATTTTGCAAGTTCACCGTTATCGTATTTGCCATACTCTTTGCTGCGTCCGCCGTCTCTTGTGCTGTATTTGCTGTATTTTGTGCCGCTCCCGCTTTGTCATTCAGTGTCTTCCCCATCCGTCCATCCAGTACCGTTCCTGCTACTGTCGTAGTAGCATTATTTACGACGGTACAATACGCAGCATTTTTGATTTTACCAATAAACTCGGATAGTCTTGTTCTGACAGAACTTATCACCAAGTCTGCAATGTTTAAAGTTCCATCCTTTAAAAAATTAAATGAAACAGAACCATCATCACAATAAGCTCTTAAATTATCGTTATACGCATCTATTTCCCAGTTGACGCCATTTGGTGATATGATTCGGATGTTTCCCCCCTCCGCATCCCCGTAGATCTTCACTTTCCCGTTGGTCCGTTCTTCCAGTGTCTGATTCACCGAATCAATCTTCGCTCTGGTTTTATCCAGTTCTTCCGCCAGCACCTTGAAATTTCTGTTCACCTTGAACAGCTTATCCACACCCACAACACTTAGGTTCTCAATCCGCACCCGGTACAGCGGATAATCCCTCCGCTTTCCTCCGACGTACAAATCTTCCTGTACGATCGCCGGATCCTTTGCTGTGGATCCCGGTGTTCCTTTTACAACAACCAGGCTGTAAATATCCGCGCCGCCAGTCCCGCCGCTTTGAAACCGGGCAACGATCAGATCGTTTCGTTTCTGATCCGCTATTCCATTGTCGATCATCATGTCTTCGTAGTCACCTTTGATGATCCGCCCCACATGACCGCCAACTACAACCACACCATCCATCACACGGATCACGTTATTGCTGATGGTCTTGGATGCAAACTGCTCCCCGAGCTTCAGCACACAGTCTTCCCCGAAGATCCCGTCGTAGAGCGCCGCATCGTCTTCCGCAAGGATGTGTGCTTTTTTTCCAATTGGCGTATTCACTGTAAGTGGTTTAAATGCCATTCTACTCTTCTCCTTTCAGTTTATATTCCACCGATGAAATCCCATTGTTCATCCGCAGGATCTTATTGACGATCGGCTTCTGCAGCGACATGCCTGTGATCCGGTCACGTCCTCCCACAATGTCCCCAATCTCCACATCCACATCGGAAATGGTCGCATCCATCTGTTTGTAGTTCATCAGTTCTCGGAGCCGCTTTTCCCCCTCTTCCAGAAGCTTTGCATCGTCTTCTACGGAAGTGTAGGAATAAAGCGCTTCCCGTTCGTCCAGTCCTTTGTAATACTGTGCCTGTCCGATACTCCCGTCTTTCTGGACGTACAGGTGCAGGATCTTCCGGTCGATCCCCTCGCCCTCTCCGGCACAGACCAGATGGTTAATCCCCATCCGGCTGTCTTTCGTCGTGAAATGCATCTTGCCATCCTGACTGCACTCCAGTTCCTCTGACCAGTCCGTCACCGGAACGGCGCCGACCACGACCTTTCCGCCGTACTCGCCCGGATTCCCCTGCCGATAAACAATCTGCAGTCTGGCGTTCTTTGCCGCCAGCATCTTTTCCAGTCCGGAAAGAATGCTGCAGTACCGGTCAAACTGGAAGTTCTTGATCTGAATCCCGCTTTCCTTTGTCTCCGCACAAAAAAGAGAACCGAACCGGTTCCCCAAAATGTCCTGTATGATCGTATTGGCGTCTCCTGATACGGTGAGATGGGTCTGCCCCTCCGGCGGATAGATCAGTTTTTGACTGAGCAGCCCTCGCCAGGTATACCCTCTCCATGTAATACGGTTGTCTTTAGTAGAGGTTTGCTGTTCCTCCAACAGTCCGCCGTATTCCGTCCCCGGAATGTAAATCCGGTTTCTCCAACTGTACCGCTCCGGCGACCAGATGGAAGCGTCGATCTGCAGTTCAAAGTCGTTGGTATCGCCCAGATCCAGATCGATGCTGTCCACATCTCTCACGAATCCCAACTCCCAGCCTTTCGGATCCGACACAATAAAGGTCAGTTCTTCTGGAACTGCTTTCAGGTCTTTCATCGCCATCTCGGCTCACTCCTTTCTTCATAGATCACCAGATCAAATGCAAACCGACCGCTCCACCCGATGTCCTGTCCTCCGGGATGGATGGGTTCAAACACCGAGATTTCAAAACTTCGGTTGTGAAACGCGTTGACCCGCTCGCCGGAAGCTTTCACCTTTACCACCGTCCCCGCAGCGCTGTCGACCTCCAGATATTCTCCCTCTTCCAGCACGATTTTCACAGAATACTCATGCCCGCCGATATACAGTACCGGATCCACGATTGGACCGTAGATCGTCAAAAGGAAGTTGCTGTCTGCGTAATGGTCATTTACGATTCGGGAGTTTGTCAGACCATTGGCGTACCGGTACGGATAACGGTTCGCATACCGCTTGGCTCCCTCCGGATCGCTTTCATTTTTTCTAAAGCTGTAACGGTGTTCCCTGACCCAAAAAGGTGATGGACATAAAAATGCCACTTCTTTAATTGTCCGGTTCGGCTCATCTCCCGGATAAGTGCTCGCCGCCACAACAAAGGCTTTTGCATAATATTCACCAAACCAAATTTTTCCCGGAGTTTCATTTAATATATCCCGCTCCGATATATTCGTGAATTTTTCCAGTTCACTCACACGATCTTCATAAGATCCCTGAAACACAATTGTCGCATCATATATTTTCGCTGATCTTGTAAATTCTGTAATCTCCGATTTTCTTTTCTTTTTCACCTCCGTATAATTCCATTCATAAGCATGAAAGTTAGCATCTTGCAGTCTGTTCCGGAAATTCAACAAATCAAATTCTTCTCCTGCACTTCCAACATATTTCACTGTCATCTGAACACTACCCCCATTTCTCTCATGGCTCTTCCGACTTCTCTGTCTTTCATCACTAGGATAATATCGTTTTGTTGTGTTCCACTCCTTACCGCCTTGTAAATTTGATTGTAATCAATCCCCGTGTCTTTCGGGCTTTTCATGATACTATAATCGATCGCTGTCGCCGCCGCTTTTGCCGCTTTTTCCAGCATCGGAATTCCCGCGTATATACCTTTTGTCATTCCATCCATAAAATCCGGCATCCACGTTTCATAATCTCTAAGTGGTCCGACATCCGGTCTTGAGAAATGTAGGTAAGAACGAATCTTCTCTCCAATTCCCTGAACAGTATCAACAATCGCGCTGACTCCCGACATGATTCCATCTTTCAATCCGCTGATAAAATCAGATCCCCAAGTGAACGCGCTGTCTATTAATCCGGAAATAATATTCTTGATTTGTTCAAAGATTCCGCTTACAATCCCCGGAAGTTCTGTAATCGCAGTATTTACACCATCTTTTAAAGCATTGAATCCGTTCACCGCTGCATCTTTTGCTCCGCTTACCAAATCAGAAATCGTATTCTTAATTGCATCCCAAATGATACTCGTGAAATCTTTGATCCCGTTCCAGATCTGCGAAACAGTGTCCCGGATTCCACTGGTAAGTGTAGCGATGATGTCTTTGATGCTCGACCAGATATTATTTGCCGCATTGCTGATATTCGACCAGATATTTCCCAAGTCACTTTTCAGGGACTCAAAATCCCCTGTGACTAAATCAATCAAAAGAAGTACGGGACCTAAAATTACATTCTTGATCAATTCCCATGCATTGGACGCAATCGACTTAATATTATTCCAGATGTTACTCAAAGTAGATGACAGCGTTGTAAATATATTCTGCACCGTATCCGCGATTATTTGGACAATCGGATTCTCCTTTATTGCCGTCCAGATGGATATAATCGTATCACGGATTTGGTTCATTGTATTCGTAACAGACGTACATATCGTGTTCCATATCGTTTTTACCGTTTCTGTAAAAGAAGATAGCAAAGCCGATACTGTTGTTGATACAGTCTGCCAAATATTCTGAACTCCCGTACATACAGTATTCCAAAGAGTTCCGAACCACTCCGTAATGGTTCCCCAATTTTGTATGATCGCTATCACCGCCGTTATCGCAGCTATTACACCAGCGATTACCGCTATAATCATTCCTATTGGAGCCGCTGCTACCGATAAAACTCCCGTTATTGCAGAAATTCCAATCATCAACTGACCGATGATCATCAACAGCGGTCCTGCCGCTGCTACAAGTGCTCCGATCACCACAATTGCAGTCTGTACTCCGCTTGGTAGTTCCGAGAACTTATTCACAAGGTTTGTAATAAATTCCACTACCTCTGTAATCACTGGCGCCAGTTTCTCTCCGATCGTAATTGCCGCGGTTTCAAGTGAGCCTTTCATTTCCTCAATTGCTTTCTGACCTTCCCCCATCTGAGAGTTTGCCAATCGCTGCGCAGCTTCCTGATCATTTGTTGCCGTAATATAAGACGCAAGTCCCTCTGCTCCACTATTCATCATCACAGTAGCCGCTCTTGTTGCATCGGAGCCAAAGATTGTCTGCAATGCCGCATCTCTCTGTGCGGATGACAGGCTTCCAAGTTTATTTTGTAACTCTTCTGCCATATCCGACGCTCCGAGAAGTTCTCCGTTAGAATCTCTTGTCTGGATCCCTAACTCTTCTATCATCCCCGCCGCTTTGTCTGTTGGCGCCGCAAGTCTCTGCAGCATCGTCTTTAGCGATGTTCCGGCATCACTTCCATTAATTCCTGCGTCCGCAAACTTTCCAAGAACTGCCGTGGTTTCTTGGATCGACCATCCGGCATTGTTCGCTTGTGCGGCTGCTTGCGACAATCCTTGTGTAAGCGGTTCTACATCCGTAGATGACGCTGCCGCCGCTCCGGCTAATGCATTAGCCGCCTGAGCTGAATCGTTCGCCGACAGCCCAAACGCTCCCATTGCCTGAACTACTACATTTGCCGCATTTCCTAAATCCATTCCGGAAGACGCTGCCAAATCCATCGTTGCTTTCAGTGCACCACCCTTAATGTCTGCTTCAGTCAGTCCGCCTTTCGCAAGCTCTGTAATAGCTTGTCCTGCTTCTTTTGCCGAGAAGATAGTGTCCTGTCCAGTCTGAATTGCCAATTCTCGTAATTCTCCCATTTGTGTCATTGGCATGTTCAATGCTCCGGCAGCCTGAGACATGGCGCTTTCAAAATCATTCGCCGTACTTACCGATGCTGCTCCAAGCCCGATCATCGCCACTGAAGCTGGCATAATATCCTGTCCGGCGCTTTTCATCTTCTTTCCTACCGTACCTGTAACATTGGATACTTTTTCGAGCGCTGCGCTTCCACTTCCGGTTGTCTTCTCCATATTTTTCAACTGCTGCTCTGTCTCGATGATTTCTCGTTGTAGAGCATCATACTTGTCCTGTCCAAGATCTCCATTCTTCAATTGAATTTTGGCTTGCTTGTCCGCCTCTTTTAATACATCCAACTTATTTTTCGTTTCTGAAATTTTTTGTTGTAAAAGTTCATGTTTCTGGGCAAGCAATGTAGTATTTGATGGATCCAGTTTTAAAAGCCTATTCACATCTCTCAAGCTTCTTTGTGTATTACTCAGACTGCTTTCCACACCTTTTAAAGCTTTATCTAATCCGCTCGCATCTCCGTCCAGTTCGATCGTGATCCCTTTAACTCTTTTTGACCTCTTCTCACCACCCTTTAAAGATTATCTATATCCGCCTGTGTAGCCACGACAGGATACTCGTATTCGTCATTCTTCATCTCGATAAACATATCATTCACCATTCCAATGCTGAGAAGTTCTAAATCGGAAATAGAAATACCGCACTGCACACACCGAAGCATGAACAATGCGGTATTGACTTCTCGATCTATTCCCCTTTCTCTTTTTTTGGAGATGACATCTGCTTATTTTCCAATCCCCACATTTTCAAAATATCCGGCAGGACTTCGTAGATACTGAATGTTTCAAACTGCTCAAGCCATTTATCAATTTCAGACGGCTGACTGGGATCTCCGTGTTTGTGCATCAGAAACGCAATGTTTTCGAACATCTCCAAAGAATCTATTGGAAGTGTGCTCTCCACCTCTCCCTCTGTTTCTTTCTTCAGTTTTTCCTGCGCTTCTATTTGTTTCTTTAAGTTCTGCATATCCACGAAAATATCCCGTCCAAATTTCAAACGGTACATTCTCGGAATCGCCGCTGAGCTTTTGAAATGACATTCAATCCCACTAATTGTCAATGTTTTTTTCATTCTCTCGCTCCTTACTCAAGACTTGCGTCTTTCTTATAAACTTCTGTAAACCACTTTGTTTTTGCTTTTTCATAGCTTTCTTTTGTGGTTTTCGCTCTAACAGTTCCGTCATCGGAAGCCGCGCAAGAAACCGTAATCGTATCTGTATCCGGTTCTTTAGAATCAGAAGTTGTTTTTGCTTCCAAATTCGGTCTGGATGCTGTGCAGTTAAAAAACCAGAACAGCGTCGGCTCTGCGTCTCCGTCGATCTGAAATCCAAGTGCAAATTCTTTAGACTCTACGTTAGAATTTTCGATCAGCACACCGTTTGTATCTTTTTTCTCTCCCAGAATCTTTTCGCGAAATTCATCCGGGATAATTGCCATTTCCAAGTCACCCTCATATCCACCATTGGAAGATGCGACATAGTATTTAATTCCATCTGCATAGAATGGAGTCAATTCCCCCTGCTGTTCCAGTGAAAGAGATACAGCTCCCGGAATTTTAATCGGCACGTCATATGTGCCGCCTTCCTGTTTCAACGCCACATGTACATTACTAATGTTGAATTTTACTTTACTCCTTAGAATACCTCCTATATTTCAAAAATCACTTGAATCTTTTTTTCAGTGTCAATATACGTTTCTTCTTTTTCATAATAGATTTTATGTTCTGTGAGAAAATCTGCGATCTTCTTCTCGCTTTCCGGATCTTTTTTCTCACAATACAGTTCGATGTCAATATCCTCGATCTCATGATATACGATACCGTCTGCTGAAAAGTTCTCGCTCCCAAGTCCATTTACTACCACATACGGACTTTCTGGAACATTGCCCTCCGCAAAATGACTATATGCTACTGCAAAGCCAAGTTCTTTCAGTCCGGTTATTAATTTTTCCAGATTCACTTCGCCAGCCTCTCTTCCACTCGCCTTTCAAATTCCTCATTACACCATTCTTCTACTGGTTTGATATGCACGATTGCCCCGACACGTCCGCCCAAATTGGACTGATGCCCGTGTTCCAGCAGATGTGCAAGTCCCGGCTTTTTCTTGTTATGGACAACGAATTGAAATTTCCCATTTCCTTTTCTGAAATAAGTAACGCTCCACCCATCCGCGTAGTGACCTTTTTTTCCTTTTCCGCTTCCTCGCGGAGAAGTAGCTCGTAATTTCTTTGCTCCCTCTCTTGCCACTTCTTTTGCGATTTCCTCAAACTCTTCTTCTGTCATATCCTTGAACTCTATGAGTTCTTTCATTACCGCATCTGCAAGCGCCTCAACGTTAATCTTACCCATCCGAATGCACCGCCCTTAATTTCACCGTTTCATTTCTAAACTGTACATTATCAATCGTTTTGATGTCGAAGTTCTTCCCTCTCCATACGATTCGATAGTTTGTGGTATCCATTTCATCAAAGAATTTCTTCCATCTGCACACAAAGTCAACTGTATTCTCTGCGTTCAGTGTTGCTGCTTCCCAGTATTCTTTTCCAGACAATCCATTCATGTATGCGTAAGTTTTCCGAAACGGTTTCCACTCTTCCACAGGATTGCCGATACTATCATAACTATGTGACACCTTTTCGATACTTATCCGTTGTGTATATGCCCCTGCATCCATTAAAATACCTCCGCGTCAGGTGTGGGCACGAGATTCATCCTATGCATACCAAGAATAGTATCCACTACAATGTTCACATTATTTCTTTGTATTGTCATAGAACGGTTATCCCACATATCGGAAATTAGCGTAAGAACGGCAATCGTGATGTCCTCATGGTCATCTAGCTCTTTTTCTGTCAATCCCGTCTGAGAAATTACATACTGTACTGCTGCCGTTTTCATCGCATCAAGTAGTGTTATATCTTCTTCCTCAAGATTTTCCGCTTCTTCTCTTATGTGGTTCAGAATCATCTCCAGATTCAATCCGCTTACTTTCATTTTTCACCGCCTTTCTCACCGGCTTCAAATATCCGCAAGTCACAAGAGGCTTTGCGAGGGAACCATCAAGCTCCCTCTCTTCCCCTTTCATCATGCAGATTTCACCGACAAAAGAGACTGTCGCCTCATATTTCATCCTTAAGCCCCCATTTTCAGAACAGCAAGCTTCTGCTCATTCTCAACTTTAGCATCGAATTCCATCCAAGCAACAACCCCAACAGCGTGCTGTGTCGCATATTTTTCGCGGAGCACCTGTACTTCCATCTCTTCTGTGATTTTCACTGCAAGCCCAGACATATCTCCGTAATAGATTACTGTGGCACTTGCAGTCATATCTTTCATGTTATCAGAAACATATACCGGCTTCCCAAGAAGCATATTTCCGAATGCGGCTGTCGCATCATCCTGCAAGAGATATCTTCCGTTCTGATCTTTCAGTTTCCGAATAGCGGCTCTTGTCTTGGAAGACATGATCCAAACCGCGTCCTGCTGAAAAGCATCCTTTACTGCGGACTGTAAATCAATCAGTTCATCCGCCGTGATAACATTATTTCCCGCTGCTGTGATCACGTTTTTTGCTTTACTGATTCCGTCCACTTTTGATCCGGATCCGTTCAGAAGTTCTCCCTCCACCCATCTTGCAATACTGTATGCCATGTGATCAATCACAAAACTCACAATATCAAACTGACTATTGTTCATCAAAGATTTCGATACAAGGGTCAAAGCGCCTGCAAGGAAACCTTTCAGATCAATAGATCCAAATTTTCCGGCGCTTGATGTAAGTTCTGTGAACTCATCCTGATATCCTACGGTAATATCATTTTCATCTTCCAGCGGATAATATGGAATAGAAAGAGTGCCTTTCACATTGTATTTTGTTGCTTTCTCAAGAATCGGGCAAACATCGTACACTTTTGTAATAATTTTCTGCGCGATCGTTTTTGGAACAACTGCTCCATTATCTCCAAAAGTGAGGTTTGCAGCACGGTTTTCCGTTACTGTTCCTCTAAGAAAATCAGCGAACTCTTCCTCTTCCGCTCTTTCTTCTGTTTCTTCTTCCTCTTCTTCTGCCCTTTCTACCATTTTTTCAGCCATTTTGTTTAAAATCTCGATAGTCTTATCGATTCTGTCAATCTCGGAAGAGATTTCTTCTGCTCTCTTCTCCTCTTCTTCTGTGATTGCTCGCTCCTCTGCTTCAAGTGTAGCGTTCATCAGTTCAAGTTCCTGCACAAGTTCTGCTCTTTTTTCGTTCAATGCTTTAATGTTTTTCTTTCTCCTTAGACATTTCCTCCATATTTTTTAATCAGATTTTTCAGTTTACTGTTGTCCGGCTTTTCCGGCTCATTTTTATCTTCAAAGCCAATATAATCGGCTTCAAATTCTTCTGCACGGATTTCAAATGTTTCCTCGCTTTCTTCCCCGGCTCTTGTCTCTACGGTAGTTGACGGATACCACGGTCTCATGGCATCATCGATCAGAGACACTTCTTTTAAAATCAAATCCGTAATTGTACGGACCTGCATGCCATTCCGATCAGCTCGTTCTTCTGCTGGACTGGTAAATCCAAAAGACCAACCTCGAAGTCTTTTCTCTTTCGCTTTCTGCACAACTTCCGGATCGTCAATTTCGGCATGCGCCCGAAGCCCTACGACATCCTCTCTAAGCGTTAGATTTGTCTTTGTGCTTCCAAGAACCTTGTCCCATTTATGATTTAATAGAATCTTTACTTCATCCGCTTTCGCAATTGCTCTTCTAAATGTTCCAGATGCTATTCGCTCAATGAAGTATCCTCCTTTTCCGTCCGGGATTGGTCGGCTATCTCTGTCCGCGACGTTGACATATCCGTCGATGATGACTTTTTCTCTGTCTCCGTCCGCTCTGATTTCAATTCTCGCCCTTTGATCTCACCTCCTATTTTATTTGACTGATTTGTGTTCGGCGTATAGACTGTTTTTGTTTTCGGATCATATAGAACATCCTGCAATCCTAACTTTATGAAGTCCAGCCCCAACGGTTCCATATTTTCTTTCTCGCGAACTTCATCAACTTGCATCCAGCCTGTTTCGATCGCTTCTCTGTATGCCCCAAAACGTTTGTCTGCATCTCCTTTCGTAAGTTCGTAGGTATCTGCTGCAAAAAAGTATTCTTCTTTTTCTTTTTCCAATAACATGGATTTGTTAAGCGCCACCATAAATGCACCAAGAAAAGTATTGACGCAATACTTGATAAACGTCTTATCTCCCTGATCCGTTTCTATGTTGTCCGGAATCCCTAAGATCGTCCGGATCTCTTTTGCATTAGTCTGCTTATTTTCATTAAGCTGCATTTCTACGGAAGTATTGGAAGCTTCCTGGAATTCCAATCCATTGTTTAAAATAATCACGTTTTCCGTGTTGTTACTGTACAGCTTTCTCCATGCCGCTTTCAACTTGTCAATTGCCTCCTGCGTCAAGTTCTTTGCGGATTTCACAAACCCTTTTTTATTTCCCCCTGTTTTAACAAGTCCTTCTTCGTATTTCAGCGAATTATAAGATACACTTAGGATCTTACTGTTCTCTTCAACGATACCAAGACCTTTCATTCCATCTCGAGTATTTCGAAGAACTCTGGCAAACTGCTCCGGAAAATACCTCTTTCCTTGTACCAGAACCACATATTCTTTGAATATCACATCCGTATTCGGCGCATAGGAGATATGATTCGACTGAACATACCTAAGCGACCGGATTTCATTCCCAACCCAATCCACATAGATATTCCCATCTCCATCAAGTAAATAGTCTTTCACAAGCGCTTGTTTCATCATGTTTGCGTCAAGTGTATCTCCCGTATCCTCGTTCAGAAGATGTACTCTCCAATCCCCTTTCACTTCTTCTACGCGCTTTTCTCCACGTTTGTACAGTTTGATCGGAACATTCGCGACCGTTTCTGCGATCTCATTGACCGCTCCGGCAAGCGCTGGAATCTGCATTGCCTTTTCTCTGGTCATTTCATCATTTCCGAGAAATGCTTTCAGAAGCGGTTCTGCAAGTGCTGATTCATCAATCATTTTCGACGGTTCCGCTCTTTCCCTACGTTTGAAAAATTTCCTTTCATTTCCTCCTATCCCACTTGAACCACAAAATCATCGGATCCATACATCACATACTGTTGTAGTAAGTACATTGCATTGATAAGACTTACTACCATATCGACTTTGCCCTCAGATTTCTTTTTGTTCACATATTTGTTTTTGTTAGTATCTTCCGTACATCTTGCATTTTGGAAGTTAATCTCCAGCATCCTGTTCGACATATAACGAAACTGCTGTTCAAGAACCAATTCCCTCAGCCATTTTGTTGGCTGATGCAATACGGAGCTGTGCTGCTTAATCTCTACGCACTCATATCCATCTTCTTCTAGCTGCTGCACTGTTGCCAGTGCGTTCCACTTGTCATAGCCGATCTGTTGGATTTCCACGCAATATTCATTTTCAATCTCAACGATTTTATTTTTTACGAATATGTAGTCAATGACTTCATTCCCACAGGAGAAGCAATCTCCGTTGGAAATAAGCCGCTTGTAATCAACATGCTCTTTTTTGCTCTTGAACTCCACTTTATCTGTCGGAACGAATCCGAATACTTTCGCATACACGATTCCATCAGCAATCGTCACCATTGCAAGCGCCGTATTATCATCCGTCTGCGATAGATCTAATCCCAACCATACTTTCTTGCCTTTCCAGAACGCTTTGTCATTCTCAATCTTACAAAGTTTCACTTTTTGGATGTCTATATAGCCTTCGACTCCTAATCCCTTATATAAAATATTGTTGTGCTTGCACAGATAATTCTCACGCTTATTCTCATACAGAACAGCAATTGCGCGTTTCTTTACGATTTCATCGAAAATATACTGATGTGCATAAGCTACCGGATTGCTCTGATAGATACACAAGTCATTTTTTTGCCACTCGTCTCCGACTTTTAATTCATCATTCGGCTCATAAAGTAAGGCAAACGTCCGCCTATCATCCAATAGACCATCCAGTGTCTTTTTCGCAATATCTATCTCATCGATCATGGAATTGTCATCATTCGGATATTGTGTACTTATAATAATTCCAAGTTTATTAAACAGCGTAATCTGTGATGATCTCATGGCTTCTATCGGGTACTCATCCATTGCTCCACATTCATCTGCAAGGAATGCATGTGCCATCTTTCCATCCATTCCATCATTAGAATAGGCAAGTGGCGTGTACTCATTCTCATTAATCAGACATCGAATTTGACTTCTCAAAATTTTGAATGCCGGTTCATCTTCGTCGTACAACACTGGACTTACCTTTATAATTTTCCGAATCGCAAGTTTTAACTCGGAAGAAAGCGCCAGATCGGGAGCCACGGAAAAGAATCGTGAGAAGTCCGGCTCTGTCAGCATCAAAAGTATAAAAATAATCGCACTATTGAACGTCTTAAAGTTCTTTCGTGCGATTTCCAATACTGCCGTGGTATAGAATCGAATGTCCTGTTCTGTATTCCTTATTTTTGTACAGAGCGTTGCTACAATAAACAGCCATGCATAATCTTCCAGTCCGTCATAAATGGAGCATCGCAAATCTGGATGGACCATCAGTTTCAGCAGCTTACATATTTTTTCATATGCTTTTTCATCGACGAATGCATCCGGATCATCGCCATCAGCGATCGCCAGCCAACTTTCGCACTGCTTTTTGACATACACCGGTGCATATCCTACGTTTTCACCGACACACCATTTCGCGTAAGCATATGCTCTTCCATCCTTAACCACTTAACGCCTCTTTCAATGCATTGTTTTTCTTTTCCGGTGTCTTTGGAATACTTCTAAGAGCAGATGCGATTGTCATCACATTCTCTTTTTCAATGTCAAACAACATCTTCCTCTTTGTCTGTATCTGCTTATCGTAGGATATAAGCTGCTTCGCAAGTTTATCTTGCATCTCCAGAAAATCTGTAAACTCCATTTCATCTGAGCGCTCTTCCAGTCTATCCATTAACTCTTGCGTATGCTCTCTTTTTTCTTCAAAATCTGCGCACTCTGCAAGCGTCAAACAATATCTGTTGATCACACTTCCGTACAAGTCATCGCTCTTCTCAATCCCAACTAGAAGCTTCTTCATTCTCAAAAACTCCTGATGTGCTCTTGGATGTTTTTTCACCTCTGCTGATTCTTTTAATTTGACTCCGGAGAGAAGTGACTTTTCCGCTTGCTCTCTGGCTCGTAATTCTTTTTTAGTCCTGTGTGATTTTCCCTCAATCTTAATCACATTTGCCGGTTTTGCCGGTCTCGCCATCAGAATCCCTCCTTTCACTTCCATTTTGGGAATAAATTATAGATCATGGTGGGGCGTCGGTCGTGGAGACGCTTTATTTAACTAAAGTGTACCCCCGGGGGGCGTCATCCGCATACAGGGCAATCTCGTTTCCGCTCCTGTTCTGCTGCTATGGATAGCAGTTTTTTCCGTTTAATTTCTCCCCGTTCTGCCATCTCGTGATGCTTTGAACAAAGTGTGATCAGGTTTTCATCATCCAGTCTGCGATCCCACTCCTCGGCTATCGGAACGATATGATGTACGGATATATTTTCTGTTTCAAACTGTCTCTCTGGACTGTACATTCCACGTATACATACTTGACAGCAGAATTCATCGCGCTCTCGTACGTCCATGCTCTTCTGTTTCCACTTGTGTGACCTGTGAAAGTCATATACTTTCTTATTTCTATTTGTTCTCTGCGACTGCCTTTCTCTTATCTTCTGTTCTTTCTGCGTACACATGTCTTTGCTGTCATGTATTCGTCCGCAGTAACTACATGCTTTCAGCATAATCATCACCTCTTTGATTAATTGCAGGAGAGGGAATCGAACCCTCATCTCTGGCTAAGGAGACCAGTGAATTACCATTACTCTATCCTGCTAAAATAAAAAGACACCCGATCATTCGGATGTCTTCACCTCTTCGATGAACTCATTCATCATTTTTGTTAATTGTGTTCCCATTGAAACTCCGGCTTTTTTACAAGCTACTCGGAACTCCTCCGCAGTCTTCTCATTAACCTTATATGTCTTCGAGATTACCCCAGCTTTCTTGTCCCATTTGTCTTGTGGTCTGCTTTTCTTCACTGTTTCATCATTGTTCATTGCTCTGTTCCCTCGCTTTCTTTACGAGTACATAGATGAGTTTTGCACTTCCTAACGCAATGAAGAATATCCCTAATTTCCACAGCATACTTTACACAGATGAGCTTTCATGTTATATTTTATTTAAGAGAAGGGCTTTCGCCCCTCTCCGCTAATTTAATAGCTTATCGAGAATCAGTAGGATGATTCCGATGATTAAGTCCAGAATTGAACTGACCGCCAAAGTCTTATAATCAATTTTGGACTTTTTCTTTTTATGTTTTTTGCTCATCTGTTCTTCACCTCCTTACAAGTATATAATACCATATACGTGTACGTATGTCAATACTTTTTAGAATGTTTTCAATCAAAAAACGCCCTCCAACCGGAAGGCGCTTTTCGTTTATATGCTCACAGGGAGGATTACAGACAATCAGAACCTTGTCCCAATTGCTCTAGAATAATTATACCATACTATTTTTGTGAATTGTGTGAAAGTTGTAGCACGGCATCAATTTTTTTTGAGACGCTACTCCGTTCCATTCCTACATGCTCTGCAACCTCTCTCTGCTTCTTCCCGTCTATGTAGATCAGTTCGAATATCTGCCGGTCTCTGCTGTCCGGGATCTCCGCTATAAACTGCTCGATCTCCGTGATCAGCTTCTCCACCTGTTCCCTGCGCTTCTCTCTGATCCGGATCTGCTTGTCGATCTCGTCCATTTCTTTCGGTTCGTCCATCAACACCGATGTCCGCACTTCCGTGTAAGGAAAATCTCTGCTGGACCCTGTCACCTTTCCCAGCACAGTCGGAACATTCTCCTGCCGCTCATACAGTTTCTCCAGCCTTTTATCAATCAGCACCAACTCTCTTTTCAAAGGTCGCAGCTGACTTAGTTTTTTCTTGTCCACTGGCAATCTCCCCTTTCACTGCATTTTCCCCGCGCTTCCTTGCAACGAACTCGTCCACACTTTCCCTGCGCATCTGCTCTCCCTGCTCCCGGATCAGCGCCGCAGCCTGATACGGCTTGTGCTGCATCTGCCGCTTCACCGCCGCGGAGGGATCGTGCTCTGCCATCTGCTCAAGCCCGCGCCGCCGGATGCTCTCTGCCTGCTTCTGGCGCTGGGCTTCGTTTGTTTTGGTCTTTCTCAATGTATCACGCTCCTTTGAATTTTGATTTTATCCGCTTGCATTGTCCACTCAAAGTGATATAATGTTTTACATGCAGATATGGTTCATCGGTAGAACGCTAGCTTCCCAAGCTGGAAAGGCGGGTTC